TTTCATCCACATCAATCATCTGTATTGAGTATCCTTCATTTTTAATTTCCGTCATTACGGGTTTGAATGCTTTACACGGACCACACCATGTGGCTGTGAAATATTTTGCTGTTTTCATTATTTACCCCATTTTCCATTTTTTACGATTGTTGCCATAATACCATAGTTTGAAACATCAAGAAATGCATCTTCTAATGGTTCATCTTTAACTGCATTTTCTCGATTGTTCATCAATAAAGTTTTAACTCTCTGCAATTTATCATTCATTCTGAACCATAAACCTGTAAGTGATAGTTTCACTTCTTCTTTAGTTTGTAATTGCGTTCCAACTGAAATGTTACCTGGACCATAATCGTGTTGTTTGTGTAAGAACAATATGTATTGTTCCCTTTGTAATCTTTTAAATTCTTTGGTCATTTGTGGCCACTCTTGTTCCATTAGTGTTACAATGTCGCCGTGGTTGCCTGTTAAATAAGAATTTACTTCTTTTTTTGTACTTGATTCTTTTATTGCCTTTGGCATATTATCTCCTTATCTCATACTTGATCTTACGACATATTTTCGTAAAAGTCAAGTGATTTCGTCCACAATACCATATTCTAAACATTCTTCCGAAGTCAAATATGTATCTTGTTTGGAAACATCTTCCCAAAACTCTTGGGATTTATTTGTTACATCACCTAAAATACGATTTATGTTTGTTTGTAATTTTTTCAAATGGTCAGCTCCCTTTAACACATCAGAAGTTTTACCCATTTCAAATGCTGAACCCTCATGAACCATAACCGTTGAATTTTCTGTCATTGTTCTTTTACCAGTTCCACACGCCAATATCACGGCCGCTGCGGACATACAGGCCCCAATACAATGAGTATTTACTTTGACTGGTAAGGAATTAAAGTAGTCAATAGTTCCTAACATAGCATAAACATCACCACCATAAGACGAAATAACTAAATTTACATCTTTCTTCCCATCATCATATTGGATAAAATTATCAAATCGTGTCATAACTGAATATAATTGATCTGCATCTATCTCGTAAGTTAGATACATAGTATTACTACCTAAGTTAATACCCCACTCTAATTGTTTGAATAACATTTGTGTTTTCTTATCCAATCCTTGCATATCCGCATAATGTACTTTCAATAACTTTTCCACTTCACGTTCTAGCATACTTTCTCCTATTTTTTAAAGACGAATACTGGTTCGTATTTATAACCAGCACCCATCACACTTGATAAGGTTAATTGTAAGGTATCCTCTTGGATAAACCCCAACTCTTTTGAAATCTTTACTGTTTGTTCTTCTATAAATTTATACTTGGGTGTATTTGCGATATTGTATAACATATAACCACCTTTTTTTAATCCGTAATAACAATTCTCTATGGTCTTTCTTAAAAAACCATTTACCCATTCATCACCTGATGGGAATTTAATATAACTTTGTGTGGACTCATCGGAATACTTTTCCGTGTCGAAATAAGGTGGTGAAGTAAAACATAAATCAAGAGATGATTTGTTTGGAATGAAATCCTCACTTCCTTGTTTATATATATCAACTTTTTTCTTAATATAACTAAATTCTTTGCTAATTTGCAATAATCCATCATAAGTTCTTGTTGATGGTTCAGTTCCTATGTAGTGTTTAGTATTTTTTGCAGATAAAAATCCAAGTAACCTACCTCCCCAACCACTTGATGGATCCCATATTACTCCATCACCACCATATTTTTCATAAATTAGTTTTGCTGCCGTTGGTCGGAAGTTACTTACAGATTGAGTTCCACTATAAATCTTAATGGATTGTCTCAATCGGTTTTCATGAAATACATTTCTCTCACCATTTGGATCCTCACCCTTATAGTGTTTCTGTTCCCATTTCCAACACTTACGAATCGTAGATTTAAACATATCATCATCGTGAAATATATCCATAGGTGATTTTTTAGCACTACCACATATAATTTCCCAAAAATGTGGAAAGTAAGTCCATGCCAATCTCAATCCGTGCATAGTTTGGACTATCTGATTATCTTTGAATATTGTATCAACATCAAACTTTTTGAGTTTCCTCATGTGTTCGTGTTTTTCATCTTCACGAATTTTGTAGTGGGGGAATCCATGTCGTCTATAGTAATCGAATATGACTTCTACACCATATTCTCTATCTACTACATCTATTGAATTTGTAACCCTTTCAAACTCTAAGTCCTTTTCATCTATATCAATGAGTTTACCGAGAGTTTCATAATTTACTCTTGTCATTAGGGCAGGTTTAGTTTTTTAATTTCCTTTGTATCTGATCCATACTTTTGTAATATGGTTTTGAGATTTGCCTTGTTTTGTTCGGTTGAGTAGAATACGTCCAAGTATTCTCTTGCCTCTGATAAACTTGATTCGTAATGTTTTGCAACTATTTCTACTACCCATTTTTCATATTTCATATTCTTTTTTCCTTTAACATATCGTAACCACTCTTTCTTCTTTGGAAGAACGTTACTATATAATTTATATAAATCTTTTGGTTTTAATTTATATTTTTGAAATTCATTAGCAACCTCGACATACTCCATCTTCATAGATATAAATCTATGTATCATATAGTTAGACCATTGTTTTTTCTCTGTTTCGTTTAGAGAATCCCAATAACCTTTTGTTTGATGTTGTGTAATATGAGTGATGTGATCAAATAAAGATTTATTACCAGACTTTTTCTTTTTCATATTAATAAGTAGTCTTTTAATTTCTCAAGTTCGGAAAAATTTGCTATGTTTTGATAAGTTTGGTCGGTTTTATAACATTGACGTGGTTCTATAAATTCTGCTCTTATACTATCAATCTCATTTTCAGTTTTTTCAACATTAAGAAACTTCACCAATGAAAAATAATTTTGTCTATGTCTGTCTGTATAAATATTTCTATCAAATAAATCCTCATAAGAAAATACTTTTATATCTTCTCTATCATTAACCTGTTCTAACATAAATAAAGTTTCATTGTATATTCTATCCATCCAAGACTTTACTTCATCATAATCAAGTTTATCAAATTTATAATCTCTTTTATATTGTTTGTGCACACCAACTGATCCTATCCAATGACCCGTTTGAATTGCTAACATTTCAGAAATAACCTTTTCAAATATATTTTTACGATATGTCAATATTTTCAATACTGGATAATCTAAAAATTTATCAACAACATCAAGATAACCAGGCTCATCCCAATTCAATTTCATACCTGTATTGGACTGAAATATCTCATCAAGACAATTACTGATGTTTGAATTGAGATAAAATTCATCATTAGAAAATGATAAACCAAATGTTTTCCATATATTAGGTGGTGAGTCCATCCAAACCATTTTAGTTCTTGTTAAATGATGTAATGAATTCATTAAATTATTTGAACCACTTCGTTTTCCATTTAACATTATAAATTTATTCATTCACATAACCACATCTTAAAAATAACCTTTGACTAACATCATTCCACTCATCAACGTGTGACCATACTGAATCTAAACCTCTTAGTTTAGCTGCGGTATGTATATAATTAATTAAACCCTTTCCATATCCCCAATTCCTATGATCCTTATGAACATAAAGATTCAATCCCTCTTGTGTTTCATAATTCAACCAAAACCAACCTTTAAGTTCACCATCTTGTTGTAACACGGACATTAACCAACCATCTTCTAACCTTTGTTTTGCATCTTCCACACTCCACATTTTATTCCAATTCATTTCTTCTTGAAAAATATCTATTGCTAATTGAAGTTTATCTTCGTTTACCTTCTTCCAATGTGTTATTTCATATGAACTCGGAGTAAATCTATAATCGTTCAAAGATTTACGATATATCATCATAAAAAATTATCTATTGATAATTCATTTTTCTGTGATCCAGCCTCAAAACCAAGATTTGGTCGTTTATCAAATTCAAAATCTGAATATTTACCATTTTTTCTAACGTAATGAATAAATAATTGGTAACATTCGTTTCCCTCAAATGGTTCTCTCCAATGATTCATTTTAGTTCCCTCGTAAAAACAAACATCTCCCAATTCTAATATAAGATTTGCAGATTCTTCCTTCTCAGCAGAATCTTGCCAAGATGTTGACTCTGTACCATATTTTTCATAATCATATTTTTGCATATAAATTGGCCAAGGTTTATCCGTAAATATCGGAATAGTAGCACTAAACTCACAAGATGGTCTGTCTGTATGTGGTTTTAACCAATCCATACGATTGTAAAGTCTAAAAAAAGTATAACAAGGATATAATTCTTCTCCGGCCACACTTTCTGCAACTGGTTGTAGCATTTTTAAAATTGAATCTCCAATGTAAGTACCATACGCAGTAAAAGTACCTGGTACCTGACCATTATCTAATTCCAACTCATCATTTTCTATTTTTAAATCAAAATATTGTTTTGTAAGTGTTAATAAATCCTTAGATAGAAAGTTGTTGACAACCTGATATCCATCTCTTTGTAATTTATTAACAGGTTTCAATCGTTTCTTTAATACAAAATTCACTGCCAAACTAATTCTATCGTTATTTTTTTTATTTAAATCAACAGAATGTTTCAACCATGCCGGAAAAATAACCAACTCACCATCTTCTGGTTTAATACTATAATCAGGATTTTCCATTTCATAATGATGAACGAATTCTCTATTAAATAAAACCTTATCATCACTTCTTTTAAGAATTAAATCACCACACTCTTCGTGAGTTTTTACATAATAAACTAATGAATAATCTGCTCCTGGATGAGTATGGTGAGTATTCAATACCCCCTCATGGTTAATATTGAACCACCAATTATCTACATAAACTTCTTCACCGTTAGTTATATTTTTTTGAATAATATCACAAAAGGAGTCTAATAAATCATTCATATATTTTGGAATTTTACTCTGTTTTGAGGAATGCCAACCACCAACATTAGACCTAATCACACCAGTCGGATGATCTGATTTCAACGAATATGCATAGTTTTTTATTTTTTCATTGTCAACCTCTATTTTACCTGTCCAAATATCGGTTTCAAATATATTCTGTTTTTTCATCTTATAACTCATTTTCTTTATACAACTTTAACTTATCTAAATAATACTCAGAGTCTATTAAGTCATATTCATAATCTATATACTTTTTTAACTCCGTATCAAATTTATTATCTTTATCTTTAATTGTAACAAAACAATAAATCCTTCCTATCTTCCTATATACTCTCTTACCGGATAGCATTTCAAACAATTCTAACAATTCATCCTTATATGAGCAAAAGTCTGTACCCCAGGATGTTCTATTCTGATTATCCTCACATAAATGAATTACTTTAATATCATTATACTCAATAATAATATTTTTAATAAAAATTGGTAATTCGTATATAATAATATTTGAAGATATGTCTTTATCAATTAATTGTTTATCTGTTATAATAACCTTACAAAGTGGAAGTACAGTTGTTCTCAATATTAACTCCATCTACAAAAAATCTCGTATAATAAACACCACCAGTACTACCATGATCCAATCCACTATAACTGCCAGTTATATTTGAATCTGGATTATTGATTACTTCCGAGTTTTCGATTTGAACCCTGTGAAAATCAGTAAACCATGATGCAGAAATATTTACATCTTCACAAACTCTGGTTAATAAAGAACCTGTTATATGTATTTGATTGTACTCTGGTATTGAACTCCAATTCCAACTTGCACTTTCAACTAAACCCCAAACTATAATTTTATCATCATATTCATCTATTTCACTCTGATTGTCTGTAATCCAATCATAATCTTCTGGATCTAATGAACCAGATATCACATCAACATTGGTTTGTACTGCAAATCTAATACTATAATAACTCATTAAATTGTCCAGAAGAAATCGGGGTTTTGGGCTCCTGGAGTCATTCTGTTATAATACTTTAAAATACCTTCTGCCAATTCATTCTGATTTCCGGAGGGTTGTGCTTTACCTATAAATAAAGCTTCTGAAAAGACGCCTCCGAGGGTGTTTACGGTAGTGGTGCCAGTGGTAGATTTACCAAAAACACTCCAATAATTACTACCTGCTCTTGGTTGGGTTATTGGGGAGGGCTCATATTGAGTCTGTCCAAACGCAGTGCCTCCTGGATTTGAAAAATTCCTGAAATTCCACCGTGTTGGGGTAGATGGAGCATTATATCTAACTCCTGTAATAATAAAAGCCGGCATAGGAATGTGCTTGGGGCCGGTTTCTTGATAAGTTGGTGATGGAGAGAAATCAACTTGTGGTGGTGAAACAGCAGCCCAAGGTGGTTTGGAATAATACATTTTCCCTTGTGTAGGTTGAGAAAAATTATCCCTCACTGCAATATCCCAATCACTTCCAGGCTGACAGCTCCACAAACGGCCGTAGTTATTCGATTGACGAGCCGTATAGGCCCATGTCATTATAGTAGTAAATGAACTTGGACCAAAAAACCCATAAGTACCAGTATGATATGGATTCGTGGGTTGTTTTGAAAAAACAAAACCTTTTGAACCAGGCATATTGATGCCTTTCATGGGATTTGTATTCCTGGAAACGGGACTTCCACCTCCATCGGCATATTCTGCACTGTGCACTGCATACGATCCAGGTTGGACTATTGCATCTATATCTCCACGAGAGGTTAAATCATAAATAGTATTAGAAGGACTTGGAAAACTTGAAGGATGACTCACATCCCAATGCCCATATATATCTAATTCACTACCAAATGATGGTGGAATAGGCCAATTTGATGGACCATTATGAACGTGTAATCTATTCATAAAGTAATTCGGGTTGGGAGTATCCATTGGTTTCATTTCATAAATATCCCAATGTGATCTCTTACCCACTACTTCTCTCATACTCACAACTACTGATGATACCATTTCACCATAAAGTACATCGGTTACTTTCATATCAGGTCTTTTGGGTGTAATACACTGCATACCAGGCATCAATTGCATGGCTTCCTGATGTTTAATTTCCATTGTTAAATCTGGTCTATATGAAGCCCAACCGAAAAATTTCTCTTTTGGTGCTCTTACTTTCATTCCTTCACGAGATGCTGCATATATAACTTTAAGTGGTTTTTCAAATAAAAATTCTGCTGTCCAAATATGTCCACCTGTATTAAAAGTAATCTCAACAACTCTACTTGGCATTTTTTCATCTTCAACTTTACCCATTACACCGGCTACAATTTTTTGTTCTTCATCACTCCAACTCATAGCTACCTGGCCGACCTTTGGTGAAAAAATCAAATCATCCAATCCTGAAATATTGTTACTTGATTGTGCTTTTACAAAAAATCCATTAACACTCATAACATTTTCTGTAGTTCGAATCATTTTTCCTTTAACAACACCTTTTACAAATTCAATTTGTTTAATTTCAAATTCTTCCATATTATCACGAAGAATTTTATCACCAACTTCCAAAAACCTTACAGGAATATATTGAGAAAGGTGGCCTGCTTTTACAACATTAGTAGAATATGTGAATTTATATTCGTTGTTTATTAAAACATAATTTTTATTGATGTAAGAATCGAATTCATCTATTTTAGTTATTTTACCACCTAATTTTAGATTATCTCTCCGTTCTAACAAATATGAATGTTTTTTAGAACCATCTGCTAATTCTACTTCATCTTTAAGCATACAGTTTGTAGGATCAATTTTATAAAATAACTTTTCATCACCCTTATCTTCGTGTTCCCAATACTTACAATATAAGTTGGGTGTTAAATCATAAAATTGTTTTTTAAATATTATTCCATAGGATTTTACTTCTGTCTTTAATCCTGTATCTATATCTATACCGGCATCAATGAAATCTTCACAATAATCAAAATCTTTTAAATGTGTAATAAAAGCTTTTTTAGTTTTAAATTTACGAATCTCAACACCTTGCTTTCTATCAACATTACTTTTCTTAAAAACATACCATTTATTTTTTTCGAAACCATCGTTATTTTCAATAGTCTGATATTCTGGAGTCGGATAAACATTTAAATGTTGAATTAATTTTTTAGTTTTTAATTTATTCTCCGCAATTCGATCTATTTCACATTCTCTATTCCAACCCACTCTTAATATGAAATCTTCTTGACTATTATACTCAAACCCATCCCAAATATCATCTTGGTTAGAACTATAATGTATATCAAATTTAATGTCTTTTTTACTTAATTCTTTACTTAATTTATCACGAAACGGATGTGAAGGAGTAATTGACTTCCATTTAGATTCACATAAAAGAACAAGAGTTTTGTACTTCCAATGAGAACATAAATTTACAAGTGCACCAAAATCAAACCATTCAATCAAATCTTCATCTAATGCTGTATTTGTATTAATTTCTGTTACGTAACCAACATAATCTTTTGGTAATAAATCAACTGTATATAATACTGCTTCATTTTTCTTCAAACCTCTAACTTCATTGGCAAAGTAATTACCTAAAGCATTGGCACTCGAACCCAACATCATTTTATAGCTTAACTTATCAAATAAATTTGTATTTTCCATATCTATTTTATCTCCATATCCGAATTACTGTACAACAATAACTTTGTATTTTCCATATCTATAAATAGGTTATTTATTATTATTTGTATGGTTTTCCGTGTAACCACAATACAACAGAATTTCGAATTCCCTTTGTAACAGGTTCTACACTATGCATCATAAAAGATGGAAAAAATATTATTGTACCGGCCTTTAATTTAGGTGTATCTTTATCTGGTCCAGGTTGTCCCTGGAAAACCAATTCTCCACCTTCATAACCATCATTAACAAGTAATACTCCTGAGATTTTTCTATATGACATAGGTCCATCACCACCAACATCCATATGAGAGTCATATTTACCTTTTACTTTACCATCATAGGTAAGATATATTGCTGGCTCAAACATACCTGTCATTTCAAAATTCCAATTAAAATTAAAATTTGCTTGCATACATAAAGATTCAAATTTAGAATATAACCATGCAAAATCTTCTATTTGTGGTATAGCTCTTTGTTTGGCAATTCTTTCAGAATATTCGTCTGATGAGCCAAACATACTATCTCCGTGTGTTAACGCTTCTTCTTCGGGGAAAGTTTCTACTTGTTTTCTTAATCTTCTCAACTCTACATCCCCAAATGCTCCTTCAAAAATACAAGGTGCATACATTGGAACTGGTATCGATTTTATAGTTTGTAAATGTAAATTAGTATTCATTTTTGTTACTCCTTAATTAATTTTTAAACTTTGATACTTCAACTGTCGGCTTATTTTTCCCAGTATCAATTTTTTTCATTTTTTTACTTTTTTTAAAACTTATTTTTAATTTAATCGTTTTTAACTCTTGAGTTCCATCATAAAAAATATCAACATTGTTCGGATATATTATAACCGAATCATGTACGACATCACCATTCATAACAATTTGACTATTTGAAAGATCCGAAAACTCTGTTTCATAATTAAAAGCAATATTACCATCAGACCCACCCTTGATTAGAGACATTTGACAATTACTATCTTCTTCACCAACTCTATAATAAATATATTGATGTGCATGTTCACTAAAATACTGAGTTAAATGTTCTTCTAATAACTCTTCAAAATCTATTTCATCTTCTTTGGACCTTTCATCCGTCATTATTAAATCTATAAAAAGCCCATTATTGCCAGAAAAATACACTACTGGTCCTAAATCCGTAATATATTGAAACATTATTGAATTATTCATTATAACTTCTCCTTATATATATATCATGTAATATTATATTTTCTACATCACTACACAAAACTATAACTCTCATTTTTTCTTTAGAATCTACGTCTTTGTAATATTTTTCCCAATCACTCTTCTTCATAAATTCTTCAAATAAAGTTTTCATTATTTCCTTTTAACAACCATTCTCCATCTTCTAATCTTTTCTTTCCTCTACTAATAAGTAGTTGCATTTCTCCGTCAGATAGATTATTTTTTTCTAATGTTCCACCGAGTTTCTTCATCAAAATCTTCAAAAATTCATCATTAAATTTTATCGGATCAATAGTTGAATCAACTTCCCACAAACCACCAACCACATCACTAACATTTCCGCTATCAGATTCAAATGATGGTGTTTTAAGTACATTATTAATATCCAATTCTTTAACTTTAGTTGCTAATTTAGAATCAAACTGATAAGTTATACTTCCAACAGTTACATGACAATCATTTATAACCTCATAACTACAACCGAAGAATTTTTTTTGTTTATTCCCTATTTTAAAAAATATATCATTACGACCATTCCAAAAAGTTTCAATTCCAAATTTAAAACAACATTCTCGTACCGCTTGTAAGAATAATGGTTTTACATCACGAGAAAAATATAAAATAAAATTAAAACAATTAGGACCTTCTATCCAATATGCCAATTTATCATCATCTATGTTATCTGGATCTTCGTAAACTCTTACTATCGGATATTCTATTTCTCCATTAAAAAATGATGAAATATCTAATTTGCTATTTCCAAAAAAAGCTACAATATGTTTTTTTGATGAAAATTTTATAACTATAGGACAATTTATATCAATTAAATTTCCATACTCCCAAACTGAACTATATATGTCGGGAGTAAGACTTCCTAAATTTAAATATTTAATCTCATTGGTCATACGCGGTCTGTTTTTCTTTATAAATCAAGAAGATACCGCCTGAAAGTAATCCCAAACCTAATAGTTGATATACTGATGGTGCCGTGTCTAAAAAGAAATAGGCGATTATTACTGCAAAGAATGAACCAAAACAAAGTTCACCAACTCCTGCGTTACTGGCTCCAATGTATTTAATTGCTGTCCAATAACATAAGTATGCAATATAACTGGCCACTATAGCAATATAGAGAATTGCCAATAGATTATGAGTGGTTAGTTGTGAAATTGTAGTTGCTGGTGATTGTAATAATGAAGTATAAACAAACACTTGTAGAAAATCGTAGAACACGATAGTAAGTGGTTTATATTTCTTCATTATAGATTGTCCTACTAACAAATATCCAACCCATGCTGCAACTGCCACTACACATAACAATACACCAGATGTAGTCAATGCTTCAGTTGAAAATGTGGGCAGAAATTCAATTGCAAACAATGAACCAACCGTACCCAACCCTACTGCTATTTTTCTCTTAGTACTGAACTTCTCTCCGTATAAATACACCGCGACGAGTGCCAATACAAATGGATAAAAGTAAAAAATACCATAGATGACTGGAATATTAGGATCCAGATATTCCCAACCGAACCAATATGTAATCAAATGGACGGCAAGAAATGCACCATTGGTCAAAAATCGTTTTATATCTTGTTTTTCCACAAGAAACAGATTTTCACCAGTTCTATATTTTTGAAATAAGATGGTTACACCAAACAAAATAGTTGCTATCAAGAACCTTGTAGATAACAAAGTAACTGGACCGGCACCTTCTGCAAAGATATAACTACCTGTAACTTCAAGACTTGACCATGCAAGAATTGAACCGAATAATATCATTATTCCTTTTGTAAAATTATTCATTTTTACTATCCCCTAACTTTAAAATACCGAGGTCGGCATTTATTTTAAATAACAAATCACCTTCATTACCAAACTCTACAGATAAGAAACTACCAGGATAATCTCCATCAAAAGTCCACATAACCCCATAAAGTGGTTTTGCTTCTTTATCAGGAAAACTCTCATATCCAGCGAGTAGATTGAACCCATAAAGTCCAGGTTTAATGACTGCTCGGGCGAAATAATACTCATCACTCAAACTATACTCGGCGATATATTCTATCTTATCATTTAATCCACTAACATCAATGGATTGTCTTTCTTGATTATCAACTGAAAGTGCTACGAATTGATTTGCTATTTCATATGATACACGAGCGGAAGCGTAATCACTCCATCTATTGTTTAGATTATCACCGAAATAAGTTTCAAGATAACCTTTTTCACCAAGTGCACCATATACACTAACACCTCGACCAAGAACTAATTCACCGACATCCCAACTGGTCTGATAAGTAAACATATCTCTACGAGTTAAATCGAGATAAGGTAAATTAGAACCAAACGGAACTAATTGTTGTCCAAATCCAATATTGAACTTACCACCATTGGCGACACTATATGGTTTATAAAAGAGTTCTTCAATATAGATTTTCTCATCGTTCCAAGTGGGTCCCCAAAAAAAGGTTGCAAACCATTTTGAGTCATCACTTTTTACATAAGAAAATAATATTGGTTTACTCCAAGAAACCGTATCTCCAACTTCGGCATATCCAATAACCGAATTTTTGACTGTGATTGATGATTGGGCTGATAACATTGAAACCATTCCAAGTATCATCAATAACCTTACTATTTTATGCATTATAACTTCTCCTTATTATTATATATATATCATATTTCATATCCAAATTCCAACATTTCTTTGTGAAACTTTTTTTCAATTCTCTTTCGTTGTTTTTTAGTGAGAATGTCTTTCCAATTTTGGTGTTTAAAATATTTTTTACTCATTGGATAACTGGCCTCTTTATTCATTTTTGCCATCTTACTAAATGATGTACTTTCAATACACTTTTTAATTTTATCTTCATCATATGTACCACATCCCACATCATCAGTTAAAAATTTAATAATTTTAGAAAAATATTTAAAACTATCTTGTAATAAATCTTCATATCTAACAACTATTCCAGGATAACCATCCTTTTCTCCTTGTTCTTTCCAAGACATATAATTTTTATACCAATTTAATCTAAATTCTGGAAAATCATCTTCCTCGGTTATATTCATACCATCAGTTGCTATATGGTCTATAGCATTATCAATACTAACTTCCATATATCTAGCATAAGAAATAACCACATCTCTTGGATCCCTAATTATATTAATATAACCAGCAGTTTTTGCAGCATCTATAAATAAATTACCATTAAGAGTGCCATTCTTATTATGAGTTGCAATAAACTCAAAATTTAAATCAGGATCACCATGAGTCCACTCCATTTGTTGTTGGGCTCGTTGCCAATATTCTACAATTCTTTCTTTTTTTTCAGCAATCTTTGATCTATATTTTCCAAAAAAAAGTCCAGTCAAAAAATGTGGCATTTTTTGTAATAACTCATAGGAAAACTCTCCACCTTCTGTAAAATAATAAGCTCCTAAAAAACTTCTCGTCCAGTCAGTCCCACTTCGAGGATGAGTTGCAATCCATAGAATTTTATTATTATTTATCAGTTTTTTTTTTAAATCGGGCTTGATATCGACTACTGTTTCTTGTTTCCACAATCCATGTTTTTTCAATGATTCAATAATTAAAAATGAATTTTTATTATCAAATCCAATAAAAAAATCATCTCCTATTTCTACTATTGGAACTGCAAATGAATGAGTTTTTTTAAATATCCTCCGTCTTTCTTCTCTATTCGTAACCACATCAATTTCTTCGTATTCCAAAGATTGATTAGAAAATAATTGTTTAGCCATGTTGCAGGCTGGACAATTTTTTATTTTTGATGATGTAAATAACTTTATTTTTGTAACCATTTTTTTCCTTATAAATTAATTTACCCACATAAACCCTTTGCTTGCCACCATGAAGTGCTGGTGCACCCGTTTACTGTCCCCTTAGAGGTGGTATATGTCGGCGTATGGCCCCCATTCCCGCCGTGAAGTGAATAATAATCACAGCGCGGACTTGTATTGGGATATGAGACTTCAGCATAAGTGGGATAACTTACCCATGTGATCCAGAGGCTACCGTTACACGCCGCATTATGTAGTATCACTCCATTCGCATAATAATAATCCTGGGGTTCAACATTAATTTCACTAATAGGAAACACCTGTGTTGAAGATGAAACAACCGAAATACTTGTTATTTCTAATTCTTGACCATCTTCGTCTGCCAAATAATCTCCAATAGATAATTCTATTGATGGTTTAAATTTCCAAGTATTTTCGCTTCCACTTGTAAAAAGATTTGTAAATGTACCAAATTTCTTATCACCATTTATTACGGTATATGAATCTGTGAATAAATCGGGCCATACATCAATAACCTCAACATTTGATTGGGATGGTATTGATAAACTTGAAGTTTCCCAAAGTTTCCAGAAATAATGACCACACTTGTTAGCGTACCCATCCGATTCATCGGGTAACCCACTAATATTACGAATTTTTAAGAACGACCCCGTAACTACATTTTCTATATTTGTATAACTGTTATCTGACATCAATACCTGACTTCCCGATATGGCACCCTTTCGTGTAATAGTAGTTGTCGTATAAGAACCCGAATCACCTGATAAAATATAATGAGGTAAATGAGTTTGAAAAACATTCACATCCGCTGTAATTGGATTCCGTGGTTGTAAAAAAATATTTTCTTGTGGAGTCAACATCATAATACCCCTCACCTCAGAATAATAAGCCCCATTATAATTCAAATCGGGTAGGATAAACTCCTCACAATAAGATTGAGAAAGTAAATAATTTTTATTATCATCCGTTATATCATAAAACTGAAAAGAATTCATAAGTAAAGTTTGATAATCTACTGTGGGGTCTTTAATAAGTACATCTGGAACACCAACACCATTAGAAAATCCATCAGGTAAATCTGCCATTTTTCTTGGCATCAAAGATTCAATTCCAGATGAAGATGCGAAATTCCTAAATTCTCTTTTATCCGATGCTAAATAATCAATAGGACTTGCAGAATCAAATCCAAATCGTAACACAAAAGTAGTATTAGGAACATCAAAATCTGGTACCGGAGTAGGATAGGAGGGCTGAACATAAATACTTGATGTAAACCCATCTATGTCCAAACTGGCTGTTATATCACCTACCAGCTCCAAAGGTGGCATAACAGTTCCTTCTTCATTTCGTGTAACCAAAACTATAGTGTCATAATTATTTGCTTTCCACCAAGTAACTGCACTATCTAAAAAATTAGTTTCAGGTGGAGTTTGAATATTCGTGTTAAGTTCTAATAACTTTAATGATCCACTTGAAGGGACCCAATCATATCCGGCAATTACTCCATGATTATTACCCTTTCCTGTCCAATATTCAGGATTACTTCCTGTCAAAAAGGGGGCAGCAGCTTGCAAAGACTGAGTTGCAATAGAACTACTATAATTATTAAAATTAAAATAATTTAATTTCATTTACTTTCCTCCCAATTACATTTTTTAAATACATTTATGCTTTTTATATTCCACACATCTATCTTACTATAAATATCAATTCTCTCTTTATTTACCAAATTTGTAATTGAATATATTAATTGCCCTCCATATCCCGTATTTCTATAATCTTTATGCACATATAAATTACAAAGTTCATTTTCTAATATATTAAACCAAACCCATCCCACAATTTTATTATCTATTTCTAAAATATTAAAATACCATCCATCTTTTAATCGTTGTTTTGCATCTTCCATCGACCACATATCTTTCCAATTCAATTCTACTTCGAATTCATCTATAGCCCATTTTAATTTTTCTTCATCTAAGTCAAAAACTTGATTTATTTCTGGTATAATTTCAACTTCTTTATAATTTATTAAATCTGGTTTAAATTTAATCATTTATTCATCAATATCCAATCCATTAGGATACCACTGTAAAAGTTCTTCGTCCTTTTTTATATCTTTAGTGGATTACAAAACAAAAATTTTATAATTAATATGTTTTTTAAATTTCCAATAAACACTTCTATCCTCTAATTTAATTGCACTATTATACAATGCTGCATATCCAAATACCACACAATGTTGCTCTTTCGGTTGACCATTTGGTAATTCTCCATCCTCACAGAAAAACATATATTTTTGAAATTCATCATCCTCAAAATATCCTTCCACTACACGATAATGACATTCTTCCAATAATTCTCCCTTTTTTATATCCTCTTTTGCAAAAACACCATATCCTTGTAGGGGAGATTTTCTAACTTCTAATTTCGGATTATGATAAAGTTTATCTTTCATTTATCAAACTTCTTTGTCATTATCCCATCAAATCTGGTCGTGAAAGTGCATCTTCTTTTGGTTTATTTACTTCTTCCAAACCAAGTCCAGCTCCATCTATAAACATCTTCGGAACTTTCCCACAATTACCACAACTATAAACTTGAACTGGTACAAGTGCTTCTTGTCCTGTTGGTGACATAATTGGTGAAATCCTTTTAATTACGTGTGCTGTAATGAAAAGGTAATTCCCACAATCATCACATTTTATAGTCTCTGCCTTTTTCAAATCCACTTGAACTTCTGTTTGTGGTTGTTGAGGTGCTTTTCTTTTAGCCATTTTCTAACTCCTTTAATGTAACTGTTGCAACACCGTGTTTTTGTACTACTCGTGTTGTACATTTTTGTGCAAATTCTATTGCACTTTCTATATTATTTGTATCTAAATAACCACGAACTAATCCAGCGATGAATGTATCTCCTGCTCCACTCACATCTTTAACAGGAACTTCTTCTACTGAAAAATCTCTTTCATTATATCTACATCCTTTACTACCTAATGTAACAATAAGTTTTTCCTTGAATCCATCATCTGACAGTAATTCATGATTCTTCTTATATTCTAATTCGTTTATCTTGATAAAATCTGCATCTCTTATCCACTCACCAAGTTTCTTTTTAGTGTCTACAAATACATTTTTATTATATTTACAAATATGTTCTATATCACTTTCTTCTAAAAACCCTTTACAATAATCTGAAATAATAATTGCATCAATCTTATTTATAGTACCCGTCAAACTATAAGATGTAAATTTATTATTCAGTATACCTTGTAATTTTTTTATTTTTATTCTATCACAATAATCGTGTTCATCAACCCTTAATACCATTTGACCTGAACGATTTTCTACATATCTTTTCTTTGTAATGCTATTTACATTAGTTATGGTATAAATAGTCATACCTAATGACTCAACATTATTTGCAACATTTTTTGCCATACCATCATTTGATTCTGTATGTGATGGAACAAGTACTGGTACTGGTGCCTCAGGACTAATTCTTTCTATATCACCATAGACAAATACATCTTGACAACTATCTCCTATAACTAATACATTCATTTTATTTTTTCCTTATCATAATAAAAATTCTTATTGGCTGGTGGAATTGTATTAGAATCACCATTGTCTATTTGATATGCCAATCGTTGATTTGTAATATAAGCATTTAATAATCCCTTTCTGACTACTCGATGTGTCATATCAGAATCAACTGCTATTTTAGGGTATTTTAGATGTTCTAAAAATACTTTACAGGCCTTTTTATTAACCATAAAACATTGATTTCCAGGTTTGTATTCATATATAGAATAAAAATCATTTATTTTTTCTTTAATGACCAAATCTTCTGTGAGATAACCAAAATGAATCATATCCCAATCCTTTGGAATGTGTTTTATACATTCATTAAATTTTTCTTCAAAGTCATCTATAAAAACACAATCATCTTCAATTATAAGTATATTACCATAATCTTTATTTATATTTTTTTTATATATTTCAAGAAAGGTTTTATGTAAACCAACTAACCCAGGTGTCAATGATTTACCCAATTTAAATCCTGATCTTTTAGTCTCATAAAGTTCACCTAATAACTTTTCCTTTTTATAATTTATTTTTTTACCATCTATTGCAGGAAATCTTTCTGTTTTAGATAATAACGGAATTTTACTTAATTGATGTTCTATTTTTTTTCGTCTATCTTGACGATAATCTAAATTTATATAATAAGATTTATGAAATATATTCATACTCTTTTGAATCCTCAAAATAACTTTTATACCTTGATTGTAACGATAAATCTAATCTATTTTCTATTTCAGTTTTAGTACTTAAATATTTATATTCTGGTGTAATAGTTGGTTGTAAATTCTCATAATCAGTTATATCAATAGATATATTTTTTCCACATAAATGATAAGTATTCAAATAATAATCTGATACTATATAATCTTCACAATACTCGTCCACAAAAGCATCTTGATAATCTTCCTTGTCAAAAAGATAAATACCCTTTCCCGAATCAAGTTCGGTATCTTTCATAACAAAATCTGGTACACCATTACCCTTTTCAGTTACATCCTCTAATCTTAATATTTGTTTTGGAAAATTAAGTTTATCTCCCAAATATTGTCTTACCCATCTTTTATTTGTAGATAAATGTTCAATAAATGCAAACTCACGATTAAATGTTTGTTGAAAATTGAAAATTGATGGATCATCAGAAAAATCCATATAAACAAAATCTCCGACATCTTCGTTCACCGTTTCTATTTTTATCTCCTTTTCCATTAAATTATATAAACTTCTATCACACCCTACGTTCCAAAACACAAGTTTACTATAATTGTTATTTACTAAAAAATCTTGTAAAATGCTCAAATCAAGTTGAGTTTTAGAAGTTACGGTTGCGGCCGTATCTATTTCTAAAAAATACAATTTGCCATCCTTTGGTATTAAAGAAGTCTTAACTAAAATAAAATGATTAGACAACTCCATATATTCTTTCATATCTGATGAAATCGATTCGTGAAAAATATCAGATTGTTTTTTAATTATCGGAATATAAATATTTAAATCAAAGTTCATCCCAAGCCCCATCTCCACATTGAAATGATTTATCCTTATACCAAGATTGTAATTCTGTTCTCTTTTGTATGAGAGAAAATGTTATCATTGATCTTGAACAAAAAGGATAAACATCTGCTATATCAATATTTTTTCTATTAATGTGTAAGTCAGCAGGAACGATGCCCTGCTCACTTGATTTTTGTATTAGTTTAGTTGCTGCAGTTGGTGTTATAGTGTAACAATGTGCTCCAAGTAAACAATATTCCCTACAATAACACTCTTCACCCTTCTCAACTGTACAATCACACCACCTCTTATACAAACCTTTTCTATTCCTTTTTTTATGTATCAACTCGAAATCAAAATCATCTTGTTTATAATCCTTTTCCCAAGAAGGTTTCCCATAATTTATCACTCCATCAAAATCATAGTCTTTAAATTCATTGGTAAAAATTGCATCATGTTCTAAAACCATAATTTTTTGGTCTAATTTCACACAATGATTCCAAAGGTGAAAGTGACTAAAAAAACATCCGAGTATAGATTCTTTGTAACCTATATTCGTCCAAAGACGGTTTTCATCGATAAAATTAAACTTATATTTTTTATTCAATTTTAGAGAATCGTCTCTATGTATACCTTCCCACAATTCAACATCTATTTTTCCAATATTTTTTGCTGAATCAATTGTCTTTAATGCAGATTCATAACTAAGTTTATTTGATGAAATATGAATTACATATTTTTTAAAATCCGACATTTTTAATCCAACTTGAATCTACGAAACACTTATCAGGTTCACCAACTAACTCGTTTACAACATCACATACGTCTTGAAATTCCTTATTATAATCATGACCACCGATTAGTCGTAGTGCCTTTAATTTTGGTAAATATAATTCTATATCTTTAAATACATCTTCATAATAATGACTACCATCAATATAAACAAAATCAAATGATTTATCTTTGAATTTATCAACTACATTATAACTAAAATCTTGATGTAATGTAATATTATCAAAAAACCTTGTATTCATATTAAACTCCTGTTTAACTTCCTCCCAGTTATTTCCTAATAAATCATTAGCCTCCTCTTGTCCTTGAAATGGATCAATACAATGTATCTCTTTAAACATACCAGAAGAAGCAAATAAACAAGTTGACTCTCCCATATAACTACCAATCTCAATCATCTTTAAGTCACTTCTTCCTTTAAAAAAATCGTCTAACCAAATTATCATTTCTGATAGCCCTAAAAATAAATCATTACTCATATTGGATTTCCATTCATCCAAAGGGTTAAATCTTAGAGTATTCATTAATTAAATCTACTCCTCTATAAAAGTTTTTTCTATCCATTGGTAAGTTATTTGAATCCCATTTCATTTGTAACGGTGGAAATGGACAATCATTGCAATGACTAAGTGGTATATTACTTTCAATAAAATCTATAACTTTTTGTCTATCATCCCACTTACACATATCCTTTTTTTCACTATAAGTTGTTGTACATCTAAACAAATATTCTTTTGTTATAACTCTACAATCGTCTTTTTGATAACACCTTTCCCAATTCAACTCCTTAGAATATTCTAAATTAGATTGTTTCTGTCCATATATATCAAAAGTGTTTTGCCACCAAAATTCTATTTTTACATTAGACTTTAAATAATCATATAAATATGAATTCTTTACTATATTTGACAAATCTTCTTCAAATGGATATACTGAAATTACCAATTTATCCAATTTCATTAATGATCTCACAACAACTGGTGTAAAATTTAATCCATTAGTTATAAGTGTTAATTTATTAATTAAATTTGTATTTTTTAAATAATCAATTATCTCATCCAAATTTTTATGAAGTGTAGGTTCACCACCCAATATCTTTAATTCATCTAATCGTAAATCTAATCTTTTTAGATTTTCCATTACTATCTTTACATCACTTAACTCGTACCTTGTATTGGTTACACGGCCATCTTGTAAATAATCTAAAACAACACATCCACTGCAATGTAAATTACAAGTATCTATTATATGTAAATCAAAACTACCTAATAATAAATTGCTCATGATAAAATCCTTGTTGAAATCCTTTACCAATTGATTTATTAGTATAAACACAAATATATGATCTTCTCGAATAATCAGAATTGTTATTTTCTGAACTATGTAAAGTGTTGCCTTCTATTAAAAGAATATCACCTATCTTTGGATATAAAGTTATCCACCTTTCATCAAAGACTTTTATTGCACCATTCTCATCTGTATAATCATCAAGTATCAACATACAATTAATCGTAACCAATTCTTTATCATTAGGAAATGGACCATACTGATTATCATAATGTGGTTCAAACTTCATATCTTCATGTGGAAGTTTTACAACTATCTGGTCATTGAATAAATAAGGTTCAGGAATGTAATCTGTAATAACATCATACATAAATTTAGAAGTATAGACATTAAACAACTTATAATTCTCATCATCGGTACAAATTGATGCCATAGATGCCATATCTAATCCTTTCCAATAAATACCAGAACCTACTTCCTTGTCCTTCCCAATCTGTGGGACAAGTCTTTCCTTTACTATCATGGTGTAGGATTGTAAATAGTCTATAACATCACTTGGTATTTTGTTTTCCAGTATATCATAACCATTATTCATTAAATTACCTCATCAATTAATCCATACTCTAAACATTGTTTAGCATCCCACAGTAAATCGTGTTTTAATATTTCATCAAGTTTCTTCATTGGAACTTTAGTATATTTCTTATACACATCTTTAATGGTTTTCATCATTAAATCAAGATTCTGTTTCTCATCCTCAAAGTTAGCGTATGTTCCCCAAAAGTTACTACTTAACTGATGAATCAACATATAAGAATTTCTACTCATAAATCTATAATTACCAACTACTGACAAAAATGTAGCCGCACTTGCTGCAAATCCATCTACATAAGTATGAATTGGAACTTTACATCTCAACATAGTATCCATAGATGAAATACCGGCAGTGATTGAACCACCACCTGAATTTATCAATATTTTAAGTACAGGTGGATCTATATCTAAAGTATTTGCTAATGTCAAACTTTTAGATTCTATCTCACCTATCTTTTTATTTAATTCTACTGCACTTTCTCTGTTTACATTAGAATAATAATAAATCTTATTTTCGTGAACTGATATGTGCTTTTCTGGTTTACCACCATTTGGTTGTGCATCTTTTGTAACAGGTGGTTTCTTTTCACCCCAATATTTTTCGTTCATGATGCCTCTACTACGTCAACTATCTTAGATTCCTTTGCAACTTTTACTTCGAAGAAAAATGCTGAATCTTTTAGAAATTCAGTTACTTTTGCTTCTGCTACTGATACTGAATCACACTCTATTAAATAGTTGCGTCGGACTTTCTTTTCCTTAACTCCATTTTTAGTATCGATTTCCTCAGTAAATACAACCTGTGTTTCGTAATACATTACTACTCCTTTATTTTATTATTTGTAATATTTCTATTATCATTGCCATTGCATTGATTTCTTTATCAACTACTTGGGCATCACTTAATTCATATTTTGCTATAACCAAGATACAGGCAGCGATATGTCCTTTACCATAACTATCAACTTCATCATATAGAAGTCGAAATAAATCTGCAAAATCTGTAACCTTTGCATCTGCCATCAAC